TACTCTTGACCCAATCGATCCTGTGTCAGGCCCATCAAAAACATACTGTCTACACTCACTTACGATTCTATACGTAACCAGCGGTAGTATGAAACCTGCTCATGCGTTTCTACAATATGTTTATGGTGGACCTGGCGGGCACTGCCCCCGCGTCTTGAATCCTTTTCAATCTACTTCATACAGTCTTAACTATTACTTATCACGAAGATTTTAGCTTTGTGATAATATCATAAACTTTTGAATAAACATAGTTATTTCATCTAGCTGTTGTTGAGATATTGATTCTTTTTCTTCAAAATGAACCAAATCTCGTGCTAAATTTTTCTGCAGCTCTTTCAATAGGTCTCGATCACTCATACAGTCTCAATCAGTATTAAACTACATTTTAACAGTTAAGTCAATGTCTTGTTGTTGCTTTTGGACTTCTTTTTTAGGACGAATGGGTTCTAACCAAGAATCTGGAATATAAGCCTTCGGTGTATCTCCGTACATATTACTCAATCCAAATTCTGTGGCTATCCACCAATAGTGATCTGTGATAGCGGCTTTACAGGCAACTCCTCTAAACTCGAATTCTTCACCCTGTGTAAAATGACCCACATACTGATCCACCAACACAGTTTTGCCCATGTTTGTAGGCCGTATGCTCATGATAATTTTGGCAAGATCGCCTTGTTCACATTTCATTCTGTTTCATCAGTTTGGTGTGCAAAATCATGTTCTCAGTGACCAGTTTGGTAATGGTGGCCAGCAGGATCAATCTATCAGCATCTGTAACTGTTTCTTTGTCAAACTGTTCTAGAATACTGGATCCTATCATTCGCATGGTCTGTTCTTGTCCTTTGGAAAATACACCCCAGTCAAAAGGATCTCCTTCTTCGTGAGCAAAGGCAATGTCTACAAGTTCGTCAAGAGTTATTTTAGCCATGCTATTTTTTCTCCGGCAGCTTTTCTTCTATCATATTCTTCTGGTGTACTAGGATATCTCCAAGCCCATACAGCCACAAGCGCCATAAAGATACCTGTATAGATAACACCACGTAAAGGTACTGAACCAACGCTCATCAAGATCAAACTTAATGACATCATACCAATCATTAGGTATTTCATTTTTTGTGGGAACACACGCTTCTCACTCCAGTTGCGTAAGAACGGACCAAACAGTTTGTGATTCATGATCCAGTTATGCATACGCTCTGAACTTCTTGCAAAACAAAAAGCACTTGCAACCACAAAAGGACTATAAGGAATGCCCGGAGTTATAACTCCTATATAGGCCATTACTAGGCAAAGACAACCTAGAACAAAAAAGAACGCTTTTTTTAATTTAAGCATACTAATAATAATCCTAGGCTAGCGCAATGCCAGTAGTTGATTCAAGAAACTGTTTGGCAAACTGTGCATCTGTTGCTTCAGCTACAGTAACAGTTGATTTTTGCAATTTGATTTCAGTATCTGGATTTACTGTAAACAGATAGGGCATTAGCCCTGGACCTTTTGGTCCCATTCCGATTACCTGTGGATTTTTAAGTTTGTAATAAACTGTATCGTCTTCTACTAACTTGGCAACGATTTCTTCGCCGCTTGTTAGTTTAAGAGTGATTACTTCGCCTGCGCTTACGCCTTTATTAATTAACATTTTATACCTTTTCTAGATGTTGTTTAAGTTCTGTAAATCCACCAATCAGTTCTTCGCCGATAAAAATCTGCGGAACTGTTCGTGCTGTTGGAACAGCTTCCAATAGTTCTTCTCGAGTGTATCCGTCCCCAATTTTCTTTTCTTCGAACTCAATACCTCGTTGTTTTAACAATGCCTTTGCTTGATCGCAATAAGGGCAATGATACTTACTCCATACTACAGCTTTCATTTCATTTCCTTTAACTTGAATATATAACTCTGCCTTGTTTATCAAGCACTCTAACCAGTATAGCACCTTTGGCTTTTTTGGCCAGTGCCATAGAAATAGCCTGTGCCTCTGTTCCACCGCCGCCTAGCGAATTCCAAGATTCAAAAGGACTTTTACTTTTAAATTGTACCTTGTACATATATATTCCTAGATGGCTGGTAGCTCATCGTAATCTAGGTTTTCTCCCATAACACCAATAACGTAATTGGTGCTTTCACTTTCTTGTAGTGCTGTTTGTTTCTTGCTGGTATCAGTGTGTTTGTTAAACCAAGGAATTGGGGTTGATCTAGGAGCACTAGCTTGATACTTGATACCAATTTGCTTGAGTGCATCTACTGCGGTATAATCCACAAAGTCACGTAGAATGTTTGCGTTGAGTCCGATTACTGGTCCCATCTTAAACAAGTAGGTAGCCCAATCTTTTTCTTCACGGATCACATCCATGTACAATGCATATACTTCTGCTTCGCACTCTTGTTTAACATCCGCAAAACGACTATCTTCTTTGACTACCTGATTGATCAAGAAAGCAGTCCAGCCTTTGTGTAGCAATTCGTCTTGTAGAATCAAGCTGATAATGTTACCATTACCAATAAAGATCTTGTTCTCTACCATGGCTAGGCTGGTAGCAAATGATACCATAAAGCGAAATGCCTCAAGAGCATAACTTGCGTGTAATGCCATATAGATTGCTCGGAAATGTTCTTTTTCAGTCACTGCTTCGCCTAGTTGTTTACGGCAGTTAATAACGTGTAGTGCTTCATAGTAGTTGCCTACACTTGAAGCCATTTCAACAATTTCTTTAGTGTCATGAATTGTGTTGAACACATCCTTAGGCACATTATAGATGTTGCGAATGATGTGACTGTAGCTCTTTGAGTGGATGTTGGTTTCAAAGAATGTCCAGTTATACACCAGTGCTTCTAGTTCTGGCAAACTAATCACCGGCATAAAGATTTGACTTGGGCCACGACCTTGCAAACTATCCAACGCTGTTTGGCGCAGTAGGTTGCTGGTAAAGATGTGTTTGACTGCATCGCTGGCATCTTTAAAATCATTTGAGTCTTTAGTAAGACTGATTTCTTCAGGTTGCCAAAAGAAACCACGAGCAGTGGCTTCGAAATCTGCAATCTTTTTGTATTTGACTTCTTCAAAGCGTTGAATAGTAACAGGACCGGCTGGGTCTAGAAACATCTTGCGATTCAAATAATCTGTTTTTGTTTTTAAATTGTATTGTTGTTTACTCATTTTAAATAATCCACGTGAGCAATAGCTTTCCAAAGATGTAATTTTGGAGGTTCTCCATTATCGGGTTCTTTGTATGCAATTCTAATCTCAACATTGTTAGTGTGTAGTTCAGCCATTAACAAATTTATTGTTTCCAAAGTTGCCTTCACGTTTTCTATTTGTTGTCCGATATTGTGTGTTGTCATAATTTACAGGCCTCGCAGTCCTCTTCTATTTCATATCCATTTACAGAATTTCCGTGTCCATTCACTTGTACCACTAATTGATCTTCTTGCATTTTACTTCCAGCCTTGTTGATTAAACTATAGTAAAAAGTTTTTAATCCCCAGACATGAGCCTGCATTAAATTTTTAGCAATTAATGTTGTAGGCACTTTACGTTCTGGAAAATGTGCAGGATTATAAAAAGTATTAGTTGAAATACTTTGATCAACATAGGCAGCAATAACTGCCGCAGTTTTTAAATAACCGTCACAGTCTTTTTGTTCCCACATCATTTGATATTTATTTTTCAATCTGTTGTATTCTGGCACTACCTGCGTGAAACTACCTGCCTTTGATTCTTTAGTGCTGATCAAACTCATTGGCATTTCGATGCCGTTAGTTGAATTAATTACCACTGAGCTAGATTCAACAGGCGCTACAGCCATTAGTGTAGCGTTGCGAACACCATGTTCTTTCATATTTGTACGTAGTGTTTCCCAGTCAAGTTCTGGGGTAAAGTCTGCTAGTTCATTTACACCTTTGGCTCGTAGTTCCCAAGGGAATACTCCTTGACCGTATCGTGTTTTGGCACTCTCAGTACAAGGACCTCTCTCCTTGGCTAGTTCCACTGTGGCTTCTGTGAGATAATAGGCTTGATGTTCCATCCAGGTCTTGACTTCTGTCAGTGCATCCTTCTCACCATACTTTAAGCTACGCTTGGCGTGCCAGTAGGCTAGATTGGTAATACCAATGCCCAATGGCTGTATCTCGTCATTACTTAATTTACTTTGTATTGACAAGAAGTCTTGATAGTCAAGAATGTTACACAGGCTACGCTGTAGAATTCTGCAGGCTCTACGCATATCCTCTGGGTTCCGGAACGCTCCCCAGTTGATAGATCCCAGTGTACATAACGCTATGCGTCCATCCTCGTCGTCTAATCTCTTAAATGAACGGGTGGGTAATAGGATCTCACAACACAGGTTACTTTGATAAATCGTATGATACTCGGGATCAAATGGCCCTTGGTTCATTACATTATCAATGAATACAAGATATATTCGACCTGTGTCTGTGCGTTCTTTCAGTATACCACTCTTGAAAACTTCCTCGGCGCTCATGGTCTTGGTACGCAAGTCTTTACGCTTTTCGTATTGTATATACAGCTCTTCAAAGCGAGCTGTGTTTTGATAGAATGCTTCGTACAGGTCCGGTACTTCGTTAGGATCAAAGAATGTTATTTGTTCTTTGTTTTTAAATCGTCTCCAGAAGAAAGCACTAAGCACAACCCCATAATCCATATGACGGACTCGGGTTTCTTCTGTTCCTTGGTTGTTTTTAAGTACAATAAGATCATCAAACTGATGATGCCAAATAGGATAAAATACAGTAGCACTTGCATTACGAATACCTCCCTGTGAACATGATCGTAAATCTCCGAACCATTTTTTCAGGAAAGGTATCATACCTGTGTGCATAATCTCACCACCTCTGATGGGACTACCCAATGGACGTAAGCGTCCTATCTCTAGACCAATGCCGGCACGTTTGCTGGCATACTTGGCCATCATTTCGCCAGAAGCAAATATACTGTCCAGATCATCGTCACTCCTGATAAGTACGCAACTACTAAACTGTTTAGTAGGAGTCCCAAGACCAGCGAGCACAGGAGTAGCAAGAGTAAACAAACCGTCACTAGCTGCTGTGTAATATTCCTTGATGTAGCGCATTCTCGCAGAGTTCGGTTCTTCTGTGTGAAATACAGTAGCGGCCGCGACCATGTATCTAATTTGTGGAGTTTCATAGGTTTCCTTTGTGGCACGATTCTTGACCAGGTATTTTTCAATCAACTGCTCAATGGCAGCATATCCGTATTCTTCATCCTTGCTGTGGTCAAGCATGTCATTCATCTTGTTCCAATCTTCTTCCGAGTACCAACTCAATAATTCAGCTGTGTACAGGCCAGTGGCCACATTAGTCTTTACGATCTCGTAAAGGTGGGGAGGCTCGTAGGAGCCATATACATCCTTACACAACATACTTAGACGTTGCTTGCCTGCTACATATTGATAATTGACATGTCCTACATCTGGATTCGATTCTACATCAATCAAATCCACAATAGCTCTCAGTGTGATGCCGTCTATTTCTTGAGTAGTGATTCCATCGTAAAAATGTGGTTGGGCTTTGATTTCAATCATGCTCTGACTGACATCAGCTATTCCTCTACATACTTTTGCAATCTGTGTCTGCCATTTTTCCAGTGTCAACTGTTCTCTTTTCCCATTACGCTTAATCACCGTTATTGTCATTGTATTTCTCTACTTTATTCTTTACGATCTGATATTTATTTGTTACTGCTATTTGTCCAAATGATGCTGGTTTCAACTCCGCTTAATTCAACAGTTGACAAAACACACCCATATTCCAGGTTTAAAACGTGGTTGTCTACTACCAAAAAGTATTTGCTGTACTTACTAGCTTCCATTGTAGACATATGTATCTCAAATCGACTTGTCATAAACCGCTGTGTTAACTTCAAAGTATACAGCATTCCTAGAACAATAGCAAGCTCATCCAGTTTAGAATTTAAAACTAGATGCCAGGGATCCGGCCATTCGTCCGGGGTATGGGGATTGAGATAGGTATTGACAAATGGTGCTCGACTCCAAAGATGAGCTACATCTTCTAGTGGTGTCAAACTGGTTTCTATATTGTCACGAAACTGTCGCCATTTAATCAGTCTATCATTGTCGTAAAGATCAAACACCGTAGGTAATACTGTATTCGATTGAACCAGTAGCACCAGAAATTAATGGGTTTTGATATTTAAGAAGTAGCGTGTCATTATTCGGCCCGGTTGAGTCATCATAGTTGCTGTTGTTTTTAAGTTCTGCAAAAAATTCGAATCCTGTCATAAGAATTCCTCCTCCTGAATAGGTATATGTATCTGAAATTTCTATATCAGTGTTGAGCGTGTTGATCACTATGACAATTTGTCCGGTCCTCACGTGCTGGCTCAATCTCAAAACATAATCAATATAAATGTAGTTGTTGTATGCACTGAACACGGCCAGTGGTCTTGGTGCATCGCTGAGATACATCTCACTGTAGTTTCTATCCACTAGGCTGGCCAAGCTGGCATTTTCAAATTCTACTCTGGTATCTGCAGTGGCCACACTAACAATTCCAGATTCTTGATGTCGGTTGCTGGAACAGTTTATCAATGTGTTGCCAAAGGATTCACCAAATGACACTATGCTGGTGTAAGGTGAAGATGCACTGTTGGTATTGTTGCCACAGTTGATAAATCTAGATCTCTGAAACTGTGTTCCTCTTCCTTGAGTACTAATAAATGCTTGATTGGCTATTTCTTCAAAATGGCAGTCGTCGATGTGCCAAAGGTTGCCCTGTCCACTAACACCGCCAATGTATATTCCTGTGTCGCATACAAAAAATTCACAGTGTTCGAAATCTACTACCGAATCAAATGCCACAGTCTGTTGGCATTCCACTGCTAGTGGAGTTGAATACCATTTGCAATCTTCAAACACCAACTTGTTGACTCTGGTACCGAACAAGTTATTTTCCCAAAATACTGATGAATTCACATTGGCGGAACCATCTGTGAATTCTGCCAGTACTGGTGTGATAGTGCTGGTGCTGCCGCTACCAGACGACAAACTAGTCACTGTGAAATTAGATTGCACTGTGGCAGCCAGTGTTGCTTCTGAGTTGGAACTAATTTTAATACCACCGCCTACCACAATGGCTGTAAAGTTTGCGCTAAATGTGGCATCAGCATTAAGTGTGCCTACTGTTATGCCTAGCGTGTTTGCAAAGGTACTAGAAAAACCCGTGTTTATAGTCGAACTCACTCCACTGCCCGATACTATAATATTACCACCTATACTTATTGTGGGTATGCTATATAAACAACTAGCATTTTCTGGAACAAAAACAACATCACCTAGCACATATCCAGCCCGCCATTTCACACCTTTGAATTTACATTCTTGTGAACCAGTTATCACTGTTTGACCGTCGTTGTGATCAATGGTTAAATTTTCTATCACAATGCCTTGCGGTCTACCAGAAATATCTTGAAAGATAATATTGTTATCTCCGATTTCTAGCACAGTTTCTTGTGAATTTTCTCCTTTGATCAAAACATTGCTGGGTATAATTAAATTATCAAGAAACAGATAAACGCCATTTGGCACGGCTAGTATTTTCTTGAATTTATCATTGGAGTTTTTAAACAGTTCATTAATAGCAGTGGTAAATGCCAAAGTACTGTCAGTTGATCCGTCGGGTATTGCACCAAAATCTACCACGCTAACCTGTATCTCGTCTATTTTAGACTGCAATCCTCGGGCAATACTAAGAGTAATTGAATTGTCATCGGCGGCGAATCTATAACTAGCGGCCAATTCTAAAATATTATCGTGTTCTGTAAGAACTTTGGTGTTACCTACTGCCGGTGCACCTTCGGCAACACTGCCGTTGCCTATGAATAATTCCTGACTATCAACTGCCCAGGCAAATTCTGCTGAACTCAGTTGTGGAACTCCAATACCTGAGTTCTTTTGTCCTCTTCGGACTTGTATTTTCGATATCTGTACGACAGCCATAGATAAATTCCTGTTATGGAATATTTATCTTCCTAGCTTGTAGTATTCCTCTACCTTTGTGAGCCAAGCATCCTGCCACTTGTTGAAGTCTTTGGGTTCTAGTGTAAACTGTTGATATTCAAAAGCACGACTGCACATAAAAATAACACCTTTTTTGATGTCTGTACCGTAGACTTCATTATGTGCTAGTGTATAGGCCATTAGCTGTAGATAGTAATCTTCCACCCATTCTGCTTTCTTGGGTTTGTTGGTCTGTTTGTAATCCATTACAGCAGGTTCGCCTTCGTGTACACCTACTAGGTCAGTGGTACCGGAGAACAGGCCTGGAAAGTACAAGCTCTGCTCCATAGCCCATACTTCAGATACTTTTGATAATCCGTTTTCAATGATAACATCGGCCATTTTGTTGGCCTGTACGTGAACAGGATTGTTGCCGGGCTGGCGTTGTATACCAGCAATAAAACGTTCTAGGTTGGCGTGCATTGCTGTGCCAACACCAGCGGCTTCTGTGGTAATCTGTTGTGCTTTTTCAACACCTACTCGTTTCTTCCATTCGTTCAAATGAGTCATGTCTTTGGTAGCACTCAATATAGTAGTCACCGAAGGTAGTGTTTCACCGTCTGGAGTTTGATAAACTCTCTTGCGTGTGATAGGATCGTTAATTTGAACACATCCTTTATATTGAAAGCGTTCAACAAATGGAGGTGGTGTGAGTTGTAATGTATCAGTCATAGTGTATATATTACACTATTTGTAAAACAATGTCAAGCCTGGGTGGCTAATTGTTGTGGAGCAGCACTGGCTGCAATTTTATCTACTTCTGCCTGGCTGTCTTTGGTGCCGTTGGGTTTTTCTGCTTCACTGCCTGCGCCGGGTACTTTGAGTTCAATGCCATCATCATTGAAATTTGAGACCATTGCCTGTAGTGCTGGGCTAGAATCGTACATTGCTTTAAATGTTTCGTAGTCTGCGGTTAACTCAAATCCACTTGTGGCCAGCACTTTGTTTAAGCCATTCCAATTTAATTTTGAAGGAGCTTTTTGACTGGCAGCACGACCAATATAGTTGCGGAGAACCATAACGAATCGATCAATCTCTATACCGGAGTTTCCGCCAAATTCAAAAAATCTCATTTTAGTGTGCTCAATTCTTTTTGCAGTTCTTGTATCTGTTTTTGCATTTCTTTGATTTGCTCTTGAATAGCTTTCTTTCGTTCAGCCATTTGTTTGATCTGAGCGGCCTGTTGTTTGGCCATTGCCTGAGGATCCATTGCGGGAGCTGTTGCCTGTCCTGTAGCTGGCGGTTTTGATCCTGCGGCACCAGCTGCAAATGTTCCCAACGGAGACGGCTTAGCGCCTGAAGCTGCTGCACCAGGCATAGGAGGTGTTAGCTCCTGTAGCCGAAGACCGCTGGCAAATTCTTGAAGTTTCATCCTGCTAGTACTCTCATCAAACGATTCTGATGATTGATGCTTTCACGCATCTCACGACCTGCTTCTTCTGCACCACCTGCGGCTGGCTCAGCTGCGGCAAATTCATCACCACCTAATTCAGCATCAGTATTCATGGCATCAGGCTCAGCTGCCATATCAGCTGTTGGCTCACCGCCCAACATATTGGCAGGCTGCTCTTCACCGGTTAATGTACGTACTCCAGTGGCCAATGCTTCACGTGTGGTCTTGAGATTTTCCAAAGCTGCTTGAATTGCCGGAGCAACAGCTTCAATAAATCCTTTTGCCTGTTCTTGTCCCATTTCGTCGCGAATTGAATCGCCTAGCTGTAATAGAGTATCGTTCTCCATACCGGAAAGTTCTTCAATCCAACGACCTACTCTGTCAACCATTGTTTTAGCTGTGACAATCGCAGACGCTTGCTGGATTTCACCTTCTCTTAGATTACGCATATCTTCTCCTGTGTTTATGCTTTCATTATTTTGTTCAATACTTTCAGTTGGGTTCTCACCAGTAATAGACACTGTCCATTTCTTGCCAGTGTCGGCTGATTTTTTAGCAGCCCAATCTTTTAGTTGTTGATAGTGAGCCTGTTCACGCTGATCGTCTGCATACTGGCCACGACCCTTGAATACTTTCCACTTCTTGCCGTTGATAGAAACAGCAAAGTTGTTTGGTGGTTCTGTGTTGCCTTCATCCCAGTCTTCTGGATCTCTTACACGCTCTTCCATTGCTTCGGGGGTCTTATAATTGTAATCATCGTCGGGGTGTTGACCAGGTTTGAGAACTTCAAAATTATCGTCGTCGTAACCTTTAGCTGCAAGTTGTTGAATATACGCATCAGCGTCGTCTTCGTTGTTGAATTTACCTTTTTTGTCCCATTGGCCATCGTCAACCATATACCATACAACATACTGACTATTTCCCATGCTTTCAGGAAAATCACCGTAGTCTTCATCTGATCCAAACCCTGCTGATGCTAGAGCATAACCATCATCGGTATCGCCGCCTTCGTCGTCTGAACCACGATCACCATAATCAGCTTCAATGTTGTCTAACATACGATCATAAATCTGTTCAAAGTCATCGTCGCCGTGATAGCCGGTATCGATAGTGATATCGTCGTACATTTCTTGTACAGCTTGTTCGATCTCTTTGCCATACTTGCCAGCTTGCGCATCGTAGAGCATGTCAAAACCGTCGTCGCCGGATTGTGCAACTTTTGTCAAAAATTCTTCAACTTCTGGACTGCGACCTTCTAGTTGTGTATTGTCCACAATAGGTTCGTCACGTTCTGCAAGTTCTGCAACAATAGCATCGTGCATAAACTGTGCCTTTGATAGGGCATCGTTTTCCACAGTTTCGTTGAAGCTGGAACTGTTACGAGCTGTATAGATCTGTGTACGCAGTTTGTTTCTGGCATCTTCCAGTTGTTCAATGTTAAATGTTTCTAGATTCAGTTTACGACCAAAAGTCTTAAACATGCTTTCATTCAGTCTTTTACTGGTTCTATTAATTTTGAAGAGATCTGTGGTTTTCATATCGGTTGATCCATATTGATGTATTATTTATTCAGAAATAATACAAAGCGGTTACAGTTTCTTTGGCAGCTAGAGTTTTATCCCTGCTTTCACAATATCTTGCCCAAAGGGTATCCGCTTTTTCAAAGTTTTTAGCCATAATAGCTTTTTGATACTGTGTTCTTAGAATCTGGCTGTCTGTAAACCATCTGCCATATTCTTGGTCTAATCTATAAATTTTATCCACGATTGCAGGATTTGTATTTTTTGTCACTAGATTGGCCATTCTGATTGCTGTAGCATTAAGGTTAATATTGCTGTAGATTACACTGTTGTGCCTATAAAGATGTTTTGTAGTTTCTTGACTGACAATTAACACATCACCTACAAGAATGCCTCCAGCTACCTTCAGCGGCAGAATGTGGTTGTCGGCTATGAGTTTACGCTGTGCGTTAGCTACTAAATTCTCTAAACGCCGCTGTATGTTTGTCATAAAAAAAGGACCTATGGTCCTTATTTAAGTGGGGTATTGTTACACACCAAAGAACTTGGCAAACTTATCTATATGCCCTGATACTACCCCCAATACTGCAACTCCGCCGGCTACCATATAGATCCATTTAAGTCTAAATTTTTCTAGCTCGCTGATCTTGCCTGCTAATTGAGCATGCTGATCGCAGGACGCAGAATACATCTCATCCAACTTGTTCATTAAACCATCTCTAGTTTTATCCAAGCAGTCGTGCATTTCTTTGACGTCAACTTTGAGTTCGTCAATTTTTTCATCTAGATTCGCTACCTTGGTCTCTACTACACCAAGTCGTTCTACGGTTGTGGCCATAATGGCTGTTTCCTTGTATGTTAAGTCAAGTGCTCGCTCCGAGCCATGTGCCTAAGTTAGTAACTGCCTAATATGTCTGCCTGTTAAATTATATTTATCCCGCTTGTGTGATTTCGTATATCCAAATGTTTATATGATCGCCTTTGGTTTGGAATATTGAAGGTGTAATATCTACTGAATTATTTAGCTGACTTATCACAGGAACACCCTGCAAGTCATCTAATAACAGACCCACCGGATCATTGTTCAGTCTAAAAACAAAATCTCTCTCTACAGAAAATTGCCATATCCAATGAGTGGCCGCACCTTCTATGGCGTCGGGTAGTCTACCTGTGTGACATTCTGGGTCTTGATCCCATTCCACATTTGACCTAATACCAATGGCCTGTATGAGGCTGTTGAAATTGGCCTGTTGCCCCAATTTCAAATGATCTGTTTCTGATCTAGATGGAAGAGAACGTGTGATATCAACCACACTGACAAGTTTGAACAGTTGCATAATTATATGCTACTATTTAACTCTACAAAATTGTAGTCGTAAAAAAGCCCGGCGAACCGGGCTTAGTCTTCCCATCCCTGAGAATTTAAAATTACATACCTTCTAGGTCTGTCGGAACAGTTACTGTAATTGTGTTGGAATCAGACAATGTAGCAACACCGCTGCCGGCTGTATTAGTAAATGCAGCGCCTGATGTCTGTAACACTTGAGCAATTAGTCTAGCAACAGAGTCAATGTCGGTGCTATGACGATCTGCTACCATAAAAATTTCAAGACCGTTGCTTTTGAATTGAAACAAACGAGCTATAGAACCTAGTGCATCGGAAATCTTTGCTGCGGCTGCGTCTGTAGCCGCAACTGCTAGTCCTGATCCATTTAGAACTACTTTGTAGAATGTTAATTCGGATGTGTATTGAATTGTACCGCGAGCTACTGCTGTTGGATTTGTTCTTGTGAATGCTGCCATGATATGTTCTCCTTAAATCAATAGTCCCGCTCCGGGACTGGCATTGTATAAGAATCACCTTGATTCCTATGCAAGTATTTATATTGGATTGAAGAAATCAGGGGTTTTGAACTATTAATCGGCTCGAAATGGAGTCCAGCGATCACGTGGTACCAACTTACTTCCCCCTGCAACATAGCCTTCACCACCAGGCTTGCCGCCTGTAGTTTGCTCTATGTCGCCACCTGATGCATCTAGCTCACGAATCACTTCATCTTTGGCCGCCATGATCTCACGCACTAGTTCAAACATCACATCCATGACTCCGGGATGTTGTTCACTGTGTGCTGCTATCTTGGCAGCTTTAGCAGGAGTCTTTTGCACAAAGGCCATAAATGCCTCTGTGTTGATATTGTCCAGTTGTTTTGTTTTGGATTGATTATTAACAAAAGTGTAAATTTCACTCTGTAGATAGCCCATACCGGCAACAGGTGCCAACAATTTATCAATGGCCTGTTGATTTTTAGCCAGTGCTTCAATCTTAGCAATATTGTCTGCACCCACTGCTGGTCTATAACTAACACTGGTAAGTCCAAATACTTTTAATTCTGGATTTCCACCGAATTGATCAGGATTATCAAAGTCCTCACCTGTCTTGTCTCCAAAGTAACCAAACACCTTGTGTGCCGCCACTGCTACCTTGGCTTTGGCCAATGCTCGACCAATTTCACTAGTGCCGGCAACAGAGTAAGTGGTTTGATTGGGAGTAAATGTAATTTTGCCGTTGGCGCCTGCATATGGTTTTCCAGGGTGGAATAGGATGTCTCCGTAAACATAACCACGGAATTCTGCAGGAGTTGCACGTTCAAATATGGGCCACAGAGCTGCCATATCCCCAGCAAACTTCTCACGCCAATCTTCGCCCTTGCCGCGACTCATGATAAACTGTTTGAGTTCTTCTGGACTGGAACTTTTGCCTTCCTCACGTCCCCAGTTGTTCTTGCCCACCAGTCGGAAGGATCCATCATCTTCACGTCCCCAGTACACTGTAGGGTTGCCGTCCCACTTGATAGTGATACTGGTTTCCGGACTGGCTAGATCTTTAAGTATCTTGATGGCCTTGTTAGCACCATTGGCTTCTGTGAACACTAGATCTTCTAGGTGGTTAAACTCTCTGCCAACTTTCTTGGCAGGAGGTGTTTCGTTTTCATAAATGCTTTCGTTTTTCTTACGGCCAGCACAATGCGCCTTTTGACTAAATCCTTTGGGATTAGAACAATTGATAGAGCTTTTGTATTTCTCGCTCCACTTTTCGGTTAGGAATTCAAATGCTCTCATTTTACTATATTAATCATTTTGCGCATCCAAGCATTACTTCCTGGTACGTAACTTTCAAAGGCTTCTTTAACAGGTAATTCTATTCCCTGCTTGCCCAGTGTTTCTCTAGCGCCTGCTACAAGTTCATCATAGTTAGGCAGTTTGATAATATAAGCAACAATGCTATCTACACTCTTGACGTCTTTATTAGTAGCTGTTTGTCCTAACAGTTGTTTTGCAATTACATTCCAGTCGTCGCCGTTTTCTACAGGTTCGTTGGTATCTCCGTGAAGTAGGCCAAATTTGGGACTATACTTGAATCCTCTAGCGCGAGCAATAGAACTCAATACAATGTGACGATGTTCTCCACGATACTGTCCTCGTCCGCCAATCATAGAACCTTGTTGAAACTTTGGGTTAACAGTAAGCATAAAGTCTGCTTGAACAAAACCGTTGGTTTGACTGCCGCTGATTGGTGTTCTAAAATGCACATTATCTCCGGCATCTTTGATCCAGCCGTCGTTTTTCTTTGTGCCTTTATTAAAGATATTTTCTTCTTCAACACCGTTAGCTCTACACCAGTCTACCAATTTTGCAATTAGTTCTTCTTTAGAAATTTCTCTAGCGTCAACACTGAGATCTAGATCTCCGGAGCTGTTTAGATCAAATGTACCATCTGGATCTTCTTTGCGCCCTGTAGTGCCTAACCATTTTACTGGCTTTTTGTCGTCCGGGTCTAGTTCTTTTGTAAAGTCCAGTCCTGTGATTTTTTCAATAAAGTCAACAGTGGCTGGCACATCTTTGGTAGCAATACGCTGTGTTAATGATTGCTTGTCGGCAGTTTTAAAAACATTGCCACCTTCCAACAGTTTACTGATCATTACTTTCTTCCAATTTTTTCTTGAGTTTACGTGCTTCTGCTATTCTGCGAACACCACGTGTAAATTTTGCAGGATCCTGGCCCTTGATCGCATTAATAAATCTGCGTTCAAGTTCGTCTGCCGAAGCGGAATCATAATTTTTATGAATACTTTCCAATAGATTGATAGCTGAATTGATGATGTTGGCAGCACGACTTTCTATCAACGAATCAGTGTTGCGCACATCGGCAATAGAATTTAGTTCCTGCAAAATCGATCTGGTTTGAAGCTTCATTGAAATATTCCTATTGTGTATTTAACTCAATTGAGTTATAGTATAACTAAACACTAAATGGTTGTCAAGAAGTTGACTTTTTGTGCGGTCGCAACATAAAATGTATAAATACTCAGTAGAAACACTGAGTCTACATAAACACACAGGAAAACAAAATGAAATACATATCAGAAAAAATGGCAGCTTTGCTAGAAAGATTAGCTGAGATGTTCCCAGGTAGCAGTTACCAAAACAGTTTAGACGCTTATCTAGCAAATAAAGGTATTACCGATACCGCACAGTTGGAAAACTACATCCGACAATTTGATTCTCAAAAGGAAAAATATATATGAAAACAATTTTCAACTCAATCTGGTCAGTGCTTGAAGCATTTGCACAAGCTCGTGCTGCCGCAAGTCTAGCACGTATGGGCGACATTGAAGGCGCTAAGGCAGTATACAAGTGATCACCACATTACTAATGTTACTTGAATGGAGTCGGACAGGATGGGAAGTACATCCTATCAATCTTGACTCTGAGTTCCGCGGCTGGATCTAAGTCGATAAATACTGGCATGAAACTAGTGTATATACACGGTGCTAATGCCACTAGCGAAAGCTTCAATTATATTAGAAGTAAAATCGGCGATGGTATAGATGTTAACTATGACAGTCGAAACGGATTTGAAAATAATCTAAAAGATATGTTAGCGCAATTAGAAAATATAAAAAATATTTTCTTTGTTGCACACAGTCTAGGCGGCATATATGCACTACATGTTGCCAATACTATTCCTAAACAGGTATTAGGCGCAGTTACTATCAGCACACCGTATGGCGGTGCAGAAGTTGCAGACTATGCTCAATATTTTTTACCGTTTAGCAGACTAATGCGAGATATAGGTCCCAGCAGTTGGGCCATGCGACAAGCAGATCGTATTAACATACAGCATCCTTGGACCAATATAGTAACATTAAAAGGACAAAGTCCGTTCATTATTGCACCCAATGACGGAGTAGTAACAATTGACAGTATGCGACACCATGCTGACATGGAATTAGTGGAAGTATATTACAACCACTATGAAGTAGTGCTTAGTGATAAAACTATAAGAGTTATTCAAGAACGAACAAAAAAGTTTGTAAAATAATTGCTTTCCTTATCTTAAGCATATATAATAGTACATAGAGAAAAACAAGTATCTATGCAAACAGACATTACACACAGGAGATTAATATGTCAGAAATTTTTACAGCACCAAAACTTCCAGAAGTAAAATTCAACAAAAACGGCTACGAAATCCGTACAGATATCTTAGGTATGGCAAAAAGCCTAGTACAAGAAGACTTCCACGCTAAATTCCAAGGTTGGGAAATGACTGCTACTCGTGACGAAAAGACTGGTCAAATTGTTAGTAAGGTTGAAATGCCACAGTTCCCAGGACTTGACAAAGTTCTAGAGACAGCTGAAAAGATGTACTCATTTGTAAACAGCGGCGTGAAAAAATAAACTATTAGCCGCATAGCGGTATTAAAATAAAAATAGTAAAAGAAAAGCACCTTCGGGTGCTTTTTCTTTATCTAATTGTTGCCAATCTAAAGAATCGTAGTATGCAGATATACATCCAACCTAGATCAAATTCATACCAACGTTGACTAAACTTGGCATTGGCGCCATCTGCGTGATGATTGTTATGTAGTTCTTCTCCACCAATCCATATTGCCCACGGAATGATATTACGGCTAGTGTCCTTGGTATCTGTGTTGCGATATCCCCACCAATGACTAAGTCCATTGACTACACCTGCTGCCCAGAACGGGATCCATATCATTTGAATACCCCACACGAGCAGTCCCCACGGTCCAAAGAGCAGGCAGTCTATGAC